CAATTAATGTCTTTAAGTTAAGAGCACCAACCTTTTTAACAGTCTTGGACATCTTGACTCCTAACTGAGTCTTTTTACCAGAGAATCCTTGACCTACAACTTGTCCTGCTCTACCTCTCATAGAACACATAAGAAGGTTTTTATACTCTAAATCGTAATTTAATATAGATGCTACTTGGTCACCTATATCATTTACTTCACATAAAACAAATGCATCATTATACTTTTTTCCTACTTGTTCAACAATATTAGGAAAAAGCATAGGTTTAATTTCATTATTTCTATACTTTGCTACTACAGCATGAGGGAACTCTGTTATATCAATTACAACAAAAGCAGAGAAATCTTTTCCAACTCCTCTTGCAACGTCTACTGTAATAACATAATCATGCCCTTTTTGTGGATCAACGTATACATCAAATCCAGCACTTCTTGTTTCGGGAGTTTGATAAACCATACTCCTCAACTTACTAGGAGCAATCAGAGTATCAACAGAACCTAAGAACTCACATTCAAACTCAACTCTAAACTGTTGGTCTGACGTGTTTGCAATAGTTTGTTCTTTCCATACTTCATCCCTACCTGGTACTTCTGACCAATGAACATCAGTTGGTACATATTCATTCTTACTTCTTTCTGCATCATGCCACATACGGTAGAAGTGATTCATACCGTGTGGTGTAGAAACTATAATTACTTTTGTATTTTTACCAGAAGTAATAGTAGGATAAACACTAGCAAAGAAAGAATCAGCGATGTGATTGGGAACAAAAGCAAATTCATCCAAGAAGAGGATGTTAAAAGACATACCCCTAACAGCACTAGCAGAGGTAGACGCAGCCAAGATTTTACTACCATTTTCTAACTCCAGAGAACCTCTATTCCATGATAAGACACCTTGCTGCATCCACTTAGGAACATTTTCATATGCCGTTTGTAAACGACCTAATAGTTCTCTAGCAGTTGCTGCCTTGTTAGCAAGAATACCAATGTTGACACTATCATTAAAAAGAAGATAATGCAATAGGTATGATATAACAGTTGTAGACTTACCTGTCTGACGAGGCATCTTACAAATGTTAAATCTATTATCGTGGAAATTGTTAATTAACTTCTGTTGAAAATCATAAGGTTCAAAAGGCATTAAACCTTCATCAAGAGTAACAATCTTTACGTGTTTTTGAGCAAAGTAAACAGGATCTTGCTTACACGCCATAAACTCAAGAATCTGTTCTTGAGTAAATTCAATTTTGGTATTTGCCCGTTTTAGATTGGGGTTACCTAAATAAATGTCTTCAGTCATAATAAGTCCTACATCATTTCATAGTGTCCAAATTTTTTGTCGTGTTCTATAGTTCTCCTTTGCAGTTCTAGTATCTTCTCTAAATTTTTTACTTTCTTTTCTAACTCTTCTGTTTTATTTTCCCCCTGTTTGGAGGAGTGGTTCTCCTGGGTCATATTCTGATACTTGGTAGTTCCAGAGTTTAGCATTAGGATACACTTTTCTCACTTGATCCTGTACTTCTCTGCGTGATGGGAGTTTGACTTGGGGGAAGAACATTTGTAACATGTAGTTCTTTCCTCTCCACGCCAAATAAACATGGATTATCTTTCCTGTCTTTCTTGAAACATAAGTTGTTTTTTCTGGTATTGTATATTGAATATTATTTTTAGGTGATACCATCGGTTCTGGTTTAACTATATCAATCACAGTAGTACTACTGCCATCAATATGTTCTATTTTTACATCTTCTAAAAATTGTGTGAATGTTTTAGATTCACCCATTCCACCACCACCATTACCGCCACCGTTGCCACCGCCATTACCTCCACCGTTTCCATTACCATTTGAATGACCGTTGCCATTACCATTGCCATTACCGTTACCATTCTTTTTGCCGTTGTTGTCAGAATCCTGTTCTAACCAACCTCCCCGACCTACATGGTATCCCATAGGAATCTTCCGACACTTCTTTTTTTGAGTGCAGTAATATTGTCCTGAAGGGCAACTTTTCATCAATTAAATCAATACCTACGTTATATTTATGGTTTATTATGTTTCTAATGCAGTAAAGATTACTTTAAAGGTAGTCGAATTAGCAGATGCAGGAAACCCTAAAAGTCTTAAATTACCAGAATTAATATCTACGGAAAATGTTGCTATCCCTACAGGTTGATTGATTGTTCCAAATTCTGATAGGTACGCATTAGTATTATCGTGAACTACGTTAATTGTTGTTTTATTAAAATTATTTCCTTCTACTGCTTGGATTTGATAATTAACTGATCTGAATTTTGAAGACTCTACAGATACTAAGGTTGATATACCAGTCGCTGTGGTGGTAAGTATACCTGATTGAATTACCCCTGCACTAGTGTCTAGTGTTTGAAATATTGGTGGTTTAACTCCGACGATATATGGCATGATATTAATTAGCGGTTTCTAAAAGACTGAGTATTATCTTAAGAGTGCTATTTGCACTTGCTTCAATAGTTACGGAATCATTTGTTTCCAAAACTAATTTACCACTCATAGGAACAAATGCATCATTAGTAGGAACATTAGCACCTTTAATAATTTCTGTTTGAGTGCTAGATCTTTTATGCGTCATAGTTACTGTTGAGTTAGTATCACCATAATTTGTAATATGGGCATATAGCACAATAGCGGTATAACCAGTAGGAGCAGTGTAAATTGTCTGCTGACTGGTTGTAACTTCGTGTGTAACCGTTTGAAATCTATTGAGTGCTAACTGAGCCATATTAACTTAATGCTAGGATAAATGGAGTCATTTCTGAGAATAGACTCTTACTAAAAGACCGACCACTGATAGTACCAGTTTCTTGGTTGATTTGCAAATCATCTCCAATTCTAAAGTTACCTGCTTGATCCGTACTGGTATAAAGAACCTTTCCACCATCTAAAGTGATGACTTCATTTTCTTGATTAGTAACACCACCTCGTTTAGGTGTAGCAGTTACAATCTGGTTACCAGAACCAACATACTCGAAAGTATGAGAACTTGCAACAATTCTACTGCCTTGTGAGAAGAACGTTGTAGAACCAATTCCTACACTATTCAGCAAATTAGTCGCCAAAGTTAATGTAGTAATTCCAGCAGTAACTGGCGTGGAACTATTTATCGTATAATAAAGATCCTCCATATTGGCAGTACCAGTTGCTGTATTACTACCCACTTCTGGTGCTGAAATCGTGATAGATGGAGTAGTTTCATATTGTGACCCACTACTAATAATAGTAATAGATGCAACACTATCTCCTTCTAAGGTAGCAAATGCAGTTGCAGTTTCTCCATTTGGTCCTGCTGGTGCATCTATAGTTACACTTGGAGTTGCCGTATAACCTGTTCCACCTGAACCTACTGCAATAGTATTAACTGCTTTATATAATTTATCAAAGAATACTAGTTGTCCATCATAAGGACGGTCTACATCAATCTTTGCTGTACCACCAGAAACATAAGTATGAACTATTGTAGATATACCAACATTCACCACAAAAGATGTAGTTGAGGGAATTGAATCTACATCAAAAACAAATGGTTTCTTTTCTGGATATGTTTTCTGTCCAGATGGGCAAGATAGTAAAATACTAGAAAGAGTAACTCCCATTCCTACTTGGAATCCATGAGCAGCACTTGTAGTTACTGTCGCAATTCCTGATAGATTATCATATACAAAGTTGCTTATATTTAAAGTTGGTGTGCTTACATTTACTGCTACCTCTGCTGTAGAAACTAAAGAAGTTGTCGTAACAACTCCAACATACTGTAAATCACTTACACCTCTAGAAACCAAACCAAAACTACCAAAACTGCAATTACTATTGGCAATATCTGCTTGACCACCTTTATCACAAGTAACTGCTTCATTAGTACAAATAGTAAACAGTGAAACTAATTGAGCAAATCCACTATTAGTAATCGCAACACCAACACCACCTTGATTGTATTGTGTATATGAGTCTACGTTCATAGAACTCAAAGATCTTGCTTGGTCACCATCAACATATAATCCTGTTCCTGTTGTGGTATCACTTGTACAGTTTTGAATATATGGTCCTTTCCACTTTCCACCACCTACGTTTTCTGCTATCTCTGTAGTAGGAAAAGCAACTGCTGCAGAGGGTGCTAAATGACCAGTAAAAGTCATATTTGCTAATTTAGATGCTTTTCTTACGTGAAAGATATCAGTTGTATTATTAATTGGAGTAACGGTAACTGCTCTTTGGTCATCACCTACGATAGAAACAAAAGCAGGAACTTCTATTGGATTTACTTCTTGATATCTACCAGATAAAACTTTAATTGTTGTTCCTGATTGAGCAATACCAACTGCTGCTTTAATTGTTAGTTTAGCATTATCAATAGATGTGCCGTTATTATCATCATCACCATCCTTTGCAACATATAAAACATTAGGTGCAGAGTTAATACCAGATGCTATAGAATCAATTTTTACATTTTCACCAATATTAACTGTTGCATTTGTAATCGTAACAATACCAACACTAACTGTTTCTGCATTACCATCAATGGTAACAGATGATCTACCAACAGTAAGTACACCAACAATCCTTGCATCACCGTCCACATATAGGGCGGTATTCCCTAATCCAACGTGTACGGTTCCTATCCCATTGGCAGAACCTAGTGTGGTTAACCCTACAACTGATAGGTTTTGACCGACCCTTACGTCTTGACGGGCGGTTATTACACCAATAGAATCTACGTTCTTTACATCTTCATAAGTAAGAGTTCCACCAACTGATACATTACCAGTAAACTCTGCATCACCAGATACATATAATCTTTTCCCTGCAACTGCATCTGCACCAACACCAATATTTGATGTGGTATTAATACCAACAGAATCAGATTGCCAAAGTCCAGCACCACCGCCACCAGCACTACTACTTAAAACCCACTTATAGTTCTTACGAACATATGCTTGTCCATCATAAGGAGCATCACCTATACCACCGCCACCAAATGATGCTAGTTGTTGCTGAACTCTATTTACAAATAATCTATAATTTTCTTGAAGTTTTTCAAAGGTTACATACTTTTGATCTAAAGGTGTTAGTGGGTCAGAATTATCTTCATCAGGTGGTATACTTAAAGTATTTTCAGTAAGAACTTCTTCATTAAACTTTTCTTCAAGTTTTTCTATTTTATTTTGAAGACTTTGATTCTTCTTTTCAAATGAAGAATATAAATTCTTTGCTTCTAATATATACTGTTCTTGGTCAGGAATTTTTATTGATGTGTACTTCTTATAAAGACCTCTAATTTCTTTGTTTATACCTTTAATATCTTCATCATAATATTTTACTTCAGGTACTGTTGGAATAGAACCCTCTACTGAAGAAATTTGTTCTTTTAAATCTTTTATATCTTCATCATAATATTTTATTTCAGGAACTTCTGGTACTTCAGGTATTTCTGAACGAACTTCTTTTACAGATTCTAAAATTTCTTTAATCTGTTTGTCATAATATTTTACTTTTGGTAACTTAGATATTGATTTCTCAATTAACTTTATACCTTTCTCAATATCAGAAATTTGATCATCATAGTACTTTATTTCTGGTATTACAGGTATCTCTTCACGAACTTCTTCAATAGAATCAATTATTAAATTAAGTTCTTTCTCATAATATCTAACTTCAGGAACTTCTGGAATACTATTCCTAACTTCTTCTACTAATTCAGTAATCTTATTTAATTCATCATCATAAAGAATAGGTTCAGGAATAATAGGTATTTCTGAACGAACTCTTTCGATATTCTCTTTAAGAGATGATAGATTATTGTATAAATCAGTTGGGTCAAATTGTTCAGGTATACTCTCTTCTACTTCTGTTATTTCAGCACGTAAAACATTAATATGCCCTTCATAACTAACCTGTTCGGGTATATTATCAATCCTTTCTTTTAACTCTTCAATTCTACCAAAGACCTCTGAAAGGTCTGTTTTCTCAGGAATTGATTTAGATAATTTTTTTAGATCTTCTCTTATCTTTGCAAGAGGATTTGGTTTTGCTTTAGGTTTTACTTCTTCAACTATTTCTACTACTTCTTCTTCCTCACCAAAAAATTCCTTTGGTGCAGAAACTTTTTTATTTGCTAATTCCTGTTCTTCTTTTAATTTTTTGCGAGCTAATTCTTCGTCTTTTTTTCGCTCAAAAAAATCTGATGGTTTATTTAGAGACACAGAATATTACTCATCTATTTTAATATTTATTTTAGAAAAAAATTACTCTTTTTCAGAATTCTGCTGTTTGATTAGTTTTGCTAAATCAGCAGTAGAACCAACGAATAATGCATTAGTTACATTAGTTGGAGATTTTTTATCCTCTGTATTAACATCTTTCAGTTTTTTCTGAAGGTCTATTAATTTATCAGTAGCATCAGAGACACTTTTGATTAACTGACCAGCAACTTCATATGCTCTAGGCATTTCACTTTCTTGAGCAATTTCAAGAATACCATCAATTGCTTCTTGTCCTTTCTCTATTATACTATAAAGATTACCTCTTGTATACTCATAGTCTCTTGTAATATCATCTTTAGTTAATCTATCAGGAGGTGGAGTAGATCTTTCAATCGATTTCTTTTCTTCTACCACTTCTGGAGTGATATTAAAAGTTTTATCCAAATTGTCTTTTGTCATAATTTATAACCAACTCTCAGTACTGCCATCAAATCCAAAGTCATCACCTACCTCAATAGATGCATTATCAGCAGTTGTAATGGATTTAACTGCAGTTCCCTTAATATGAGATACTGCTGTAGTAGAATCTTGTCCTCTCTTTATTATTAACTGATTGCCCTCTTTTGAAACAACTAGAACTTCTTCTCCACCAATATCGAGATATAAGTTCTCAGTAGATGATACTGCAGGTATCTTAGAACCATCATCCACTGTAATATCAGTGTCACCTAATGTGATGTTCTCTGATAGGTTGGTAAGAACAATACCAGTGTAGTTCTTGATTGCTCTTGGAGTAACAGAGTATGTGATATCTCTAGCAGCAGATTTAGCACCACCAGCAATATATGTAACAGAAGACTTCTTGATGATATCCTTTGTAGCATCGGCAACTGGTCCGAATAGATATGTCTTTGCGGTAAATCTTAGTGTATAAAGAAGAACTCTTCTCTTATCAAAGTCTCCTTCATAATCATCTTGCATTGTAATATTTTCCAATACAATTGGTATATCTCTCTTTTCTTTTATAGTCTCAACTAATTCAACAGTTACATTATATGCAGGTTGGAAATATGGAAGAATCTGTTCTGTAATTTGAAGTGCATCATCATTCACCTTACACATAATACTCAATTCAAATTGCATATTATATGGGACTGGCATATATGACTTTTTAACATCACTTCCGTCAGTAGGATCTTTAACAATAAATTGCTGAGTAGTAGTTACCTTTCTTGATGGATCATAAGTAAGACCAGTAAACTCAAAAGACATCCTCGGTAGAGTAATGGCAGTAGACTTATTCAAGTCAGGCGATTGCTCTAATCTTGCTAAGAACTTCTGAGTAGGACCATACGCCAAAGGAACCCTTATCGTCGAATCGGTTTGCTTAACAGTAATGCCGTTAAACAAAGTACCAAACGCAATAATGGTTCTTCTCAGAATTTCGTTATAAAAATATTCAAACATTGTTATAGTCCTGGTATATTATTTAGGGAGTACCAAATGGGTTCTGTTCAGTAAAGTCTAATATCTTATCTGCTTCTAATTCTATATTAGTATTGTCAGCAAATCCATCATCAGTAGGTTCTTCGTCTACAATGCGTAATGCGTGTGATGCCTTAGATACAGATCCAACTATATTT